TATTGACGATAGAAAGATACATGGGTGGCGATGACTTTTTAACTGTAGTGGGCATAAGAGGCGATGAGCCTAGACGAGCAGCCAAGATGCGAAAGAAGGATAATTATGCTGTGCCTATGGCTGATGATGGCATTACAGAAAGTGATGTCCGTGACTTCTGGAATAACCAAGAGTTTGACCTTTCTATGCCGCCAGCAGGGGTAAATACTCTAAGTAATTGCGATCTATGTTTTTTAAAGGGATACAGCATTAAGCAGTCTATTGTTGAGCATGACCCTTCCATAGCTGACTGGTGGGTAGCGCAAGAGAAAAAGATCAACGCAAGATTTAGGAGCGATCAGCCTAGTTATGAAAAGATGCAGGTCATAGCGACAGATCAGGGGCAGCTATTTGCGTTCGATGACAAATCAATTCCCTGTTTTTGCGGCGATTAATCATGCCAGAACAATATACTGTCAACAGTGATCATAAATTAATCAGCTATAAAAAGTTTGTCGATGACATGTACAATCAGCACAAGTATGTGACTTTCTACTACAAGCTAGGCAAGCCAAGAACACTCAAACAAAATGATGCTATGCATTCGTTTTTCACCGACATAGCAGATCGATGCAATGACGCTGGGTACTGGTTTATAGTTAATTGCTCTATCTTTAAGAAGGAGATACAGGTTCCTTGGACGCAAGACAATGTTAAAAAGTTCATATGGATGCCTGTTCAATCTGCGTTATATCCTAGTAAGTCAGAAAGTACCCGGCAACTAGATACAACAGAAGTATCTATGGTCGCCAGGACTGTCATGGATCATCTGTCTCAAAATCACTCAATTTATGTTATATTTGGTAAAGATCAATGACTTACGTAATTACAGGGCGGAATCATGTCAAAGATAGACCCCAGGGTATTAAAGGAGTTTGCAACCACGGAAAGGCATCACCAGGTACTCGATGCAGTAATTGAGTTAGGATCGGCTAACAAGGCATCTAAGAAGTTAGATTGTAGCAGGCGAACCGTTGACGTTATGCTTAGGCGGCTAGAGAAGTATGCAGCTACTCAGGGCATAGCTCCACACAGAGACCTAACTCACCAGACCGCAGAGGGCTTTGAAGCAAAGCGAATATCTACTGCTTACAAAGAAGATGGCTCCCAAGCCTTGCAGTGGGTTATACAGGAGAGAGCCAAAGGTTTAAGCAGAGATCAAATTGTAGACGCTATCGAAGGATTCGAATGGAAGCCAGCCCCAAAGATCAAAGCTGCTAAGGGCCATGACTCAGAGCTACTTACCCTTTACACCTTGACGGATTTCCACTTGGGCATGTATAGCTGGGCCGCTGAGACTGGCGATGACTGGGATATGTCCATAGCAGAGCATGAGGCACTGTCTGCAATTACTAGAATGGCTGATGGCTCACCTAATAGCGAGCTTGCGATACTCAACCTGCAAGGAGACTTCCTGCACTGGGATGGCCTTTTACCAGTTACTCCAATTTCTAAACACGTTCTCGATGCTGACACCAGATACGGTAAGCTGATCGAGATGGCGTTGTCAGTGACCATGCAATGCGTTGAGATACTGTTAACCAAGCATAAAGCTGTAAAGATAATAGTCTGCGAGGGCAACCACGACGAAAGCGGCTCTGCGTGGCTTAGAAAGGCAGCTAAGGTTATCTACAAAAACAACCCCAGGCTAGAGGTAGACGATACCGAGTTTCCATACTACGCCCACCTGCATGGCGAGATAATGCTGGGCTTTCACCACGGACACAAAAAGAAAATAGGCGCATTGCCTGCGGTGTTTAGCTCAGACGCTAGATACAGGTCAATGTGGGGACAGGCTAAATACTGCTATATCCACACAGGTCACTACCACCATCAAGAGCAAGTAACTGCCGAAAATTCAGGCGCGATAGTTGAGAGGCACCCAACGCTGGCTGGGGCTGATGCTTATGCGGCTAGGGGTGGTTATGTAAGTTGGAGGGCAGCACATGCTATTACCTACCATTGCAATACTGGCGAGCATAGCAGAAAGACTGTAGTTCCGAGCTTAAAGGATGAGTAATGTTATTAATTTCCCCAAGAATGGAGTCACTGCTGCTAAGTCTTTCTGTAAGTGTGGTAACGGTCTTGAGTATTGGATTGGCAATGATGGCAATGCTTACGGGATTTGCCCTCATTGCAACATTGGGATGCCTTGTGAAATTGATATACTTGAAGAAGAGGACTACGAATGAAAGCACTAGAAAATCAAGTAGGTGGCGACCACTACAAAAAGAAGTCGATACAGCCTATTGAGTACATAATGGCTAATGAGATGGATTTCTGTGAGGGCAATGTTGTGAAGTACATTACTCGCTGGAAGGATAAGGGCGGGGTAGAGTCACTTAGAAAGATAAAGCACTACATTGACTTCCTGATCGAGCGAGAAATCAAAGATGACTGAGCCAGCGTACAAGTTTACAAATTACCCGTATAAGTCGCCATTTGTAAACCATCCTTTGTTAATTGAGTACACTATTATAAGCCATGAACTTACCCTTCCT